GGAAAATAGTAGAGAAGGTATGGATAGCGAATCATATGCTTCTTACAAGACTGCTAAGGAAAGTTGGTTTGATAGTATCTTAAACTCTGTGTTTTCATGGTTTAAGAATTTCAACTTTGATCATGTGATATTATTGAATTTTGCTCTAGTGTTTATGATACATAAAATTGATACTTCTTTACTATCTATGACTACTAAGAAAACTTTGGCCGTTGCGCTATTAGGTGCTTCATTGTATTTGTCATTTATGAATCTTCAGCGGAATATGGAATTCATGGAAAGTATGTTAGGTACTAAACCGTTAAGTGAAAGTACTTTTGAATACTTCTATAATTCTAATTTTTATAGTATGATATGGAAATGCGTATCATATTTGGTTACTGGTTCATGGGAAGTACCAGCTTCACGTATTCAAGTTGTGAATAGAGAAGAAAATTCAAGATTTGATGCTACAGACCCTATAGTAGAAGAAATACCTATGGAATCATTGGAACCTCAAATTTCGATTGGAAATGAAGGTATTTTGAAGACAGCAGCAGGAGTATTTATTGCGTATTTGGCAACTTCGTGCAAAGTAAGACCTACATCGCATACTACTAGTATGTTGATGAATTTTTTGAATACAAGAGACTTTGCTATAGACAATGTAATAACTATGTTGCAGTCAGCTACTACTCTTTTGCAAGATGTAATCAACTATTTCTTTAAGATAGAATTGAATTTTGCTAAAGCTTTTGACATTAGTAAATTCAAAACGGAAGAAGCTAGATTATTTGTTGATAAAATAAATGATAAGATTATCAATTATAATACAGGAGTAGGTGAAATAAACATTTTCGATAAGGTTGTTTTCCATGAAGACATTCAAGAAGGAAACAAATTAATGAGAGGAATAGAGAGAAATTCGTATGATTATCTCAGTATACAACAAGTTTTACGCGAATACGAAAAACTTGCCGTTCAGTATAAGGTCAATGAACAATCATTGAGTGGTAGTAGAGTGGAACCTGTAGGTATCCTCTTAAGAGGGCCCCCTGGCATCAAAAAGACAATTCTTCTAAACAGAATGGCTAGGGTAGTTACTAAATTTACAATACCAGGAATGTGGAAAGATCAATGGGAACAAAATCCCGATGATTTCGTGTACAATATACCAACCGATAAGCTTTGGGATGGATATACTTATAAAGCTTGGGTAGCTATTACCGATGATTTATTTCAAGCACGTGATGCAGTAGGCGATGTTGATTCGGAAGCTCTCAAGATAATTCGAATGATTAATTGTAATCCATATGTTTTACAGATGGCTGATGTAGCTACGAAAAATACTAAGTTTTTCCGATCTGCCTTCGTGATGGCATCGACCAATCTCATGGATTTTAGTCAGTTAGAAGCTATAAGGGATTATAAAGCTGTTAGGCGTAGATTTCACATCGTTGTTGATGTTAGTGTTAACCCTTCAGCTGTATATAATGATGAGTACGATGATACTATAAATGTAAATAGTAAATCTTATCAAACTTCAATGCTTCCTAATGATTATTGGACTTTTAAGGTGAATGATAAAGAGGTTTCTTTTGGGGATATCATAAAAGCTTCTGTAGCTTATCATCAGACACATGTTGCTAATTATATTTCTAATATAGCTTCTACTCATGTAGCTACGTGTACGGCTAAACTCAATGATGATCTCACTAGTGATATATACAGTGATGCTTTCTTAGCTAGTATGACCGCTCCTGGAATATTATTCTCAAGTATAAAGAATGAGAATGAGAGATTACTCAATAATCTCATTGAGACAGATGGTAATAGAACGAAGCAACACAGGAATACCAAGAAAGATAAAATAATGGAAAGACAGGTCTATAATGAGCATGTTGCCATAGATATATCTGATTATATTATGGACAAAGAAATGGGAGAGAAGATCGGTCTTACCCGCCTAAGAACCTCGGATTTTGAACTTGATGATGAGAATTCATTTGGTACGAAGCAACGTAGTTCTTTGATGGCTAAGATAGCTTTAGCTAAAGGTTCTTTAGCTAATTCCAATCTGGGAACTTTTCTAAGTTGTTTTTCCTCTGGTGTCATAAAGAAGATGATAGAAAGATTGGAAATTGGGTACCCTTTTGTTTCAGATTTCGCATATTATAACGATTATAATTTCTGTCTTAATACGCAAGAAATAAATAGTATTATCTATCTGTATAAGGGATCAGTCACGGTAGATTTTGATTTATTGATTAGTAAGATAAAACCAGCTGTTATTGTTTCAGCGGTTGATAAACGAATCGAAGAAACTAAAATTCCCACGATGATGGAGGAATGTGCTTCGTTTTTGACTTCTAAGATTAAACAATTATTCATTACCATTAAGGAAAATGCCGTTCTTATAACTGCCCTTTCCTTTATAGGGTTTGGAGCGTTTAAATTGATACAAGGCATATTGTCCTATTTTTATCCCGATGAGCCGTTTTTCATTATCCCTTTAGAGGATTTGGAACGTCAATCTGACTCACCTTCTAACTATCATGCAAAGACTCAACATAGTAAAGCCAAGCATAGGAGTAAGCCTAAGGAAGAAAAGGACAATCGAGATAGAGTTAACTGGGAAGGAAAACCTGACAGTAGAAGAGGACTAAGGCTAAAAAAAGTAAGGAG